CTTGGACACGTTGCCAGTTTTGAGATATTTGGCAAAATCAGTGGCCCACTCGCTGACTTCATCCGAAACGGAAATCCAGGGAGTGCTTTTGTTGTTCAGGTTGATAACCGAACCTTTGCCGGTGGTCAGAATTCCATTGTTAATCGACATGGCCGGATTTTTGTACATCATGGCCTTGACGTGATTTTCGGGAAAAGGAGCCTTTACTTCACTGCGAAGGTCGGAGATATAACCCTCAATTGTGGATTTGACCATGCTTGAAAAGGTCTCCCCTTCCATCTCGGCCTTGAGTTGATCCTGCAACATTTTGATAAGATCTTCTTTACTGAGTTTCATAGAAAGTTCCTCCTGTTATACGTAAAATATTACAAGTCGATTTTTAATGCGTCTTTTGTTGCTTTTTTCAGCGTTTCCTTTAGCACTTCACTAAAAACTGTTTTAACCATTTTTCCATCAGCGACGATATCATCTTCCAACTCAATGATGTCATCATCAGTTTGTTTATCACCGTCAGGGGTGAACGATGTGTCATCAAACTCTATGATATCATTGTCTTTTGAAGTAGAATCGTCTTTTGTTTCAGCATCCTCATTATCCGTTATTTCAAGATCGTTTTCAACATTTTTCTCTTTAACAAATGATTTAATTTCAGCTAATGATTCTTCTATTTTATCGGCAATACAATTCAGCCGTTCATCAATATTATCAACCAAAGTATCGATGATCTCTTTAAACTGCAAGAAAAAAGCATCGAAAGTATTTTCATCATTTGTTTTATCAGTTTCCGTTTCTTCCGTTTTGGTTTCTGTCTGATCATCGTTCGCAGAATCATCGGCATAGATATCGGGGTCTTCCTCACCGTCTTTTTCGGAGGTGGTTGTAACATCAACTCCGACCGGCTCCAAAAACACCGGAACATCACGTTCTTCCTCGACCTGTTTGATCTCATAACCGTCATCGGTAGATTTGAAATCATAGTAATAGTGTTTGTATTTCATCGGCTCGTTGGTATGAACGTATTTGGCCGCATCTCCGAATTCCCATTCCGGCGTAAAAATGTACCCGACAGTAATTTGCTCGTTCTCGTCATCAAGAGGAGTTGCCAGAAGTTTCGAAATGCCCTTTTCCAGTTTTTCGGTTTTCGGATCGGTGTACTCTCCCATCTCGCGCACCGGATAAAAGAGGCCGTACTCGGTTTTGGCAAAGACTTGCGGATATCCCAATTGAAGCAGATTTTGTCCTGCAACTTCCGAATTGACATTTACCGTCGCATTGGGATTGGCCGGAATCGTAACAGCGGAGATTTCAAGAAGTTCCTGTTTGATAAACTCTCTGCCGCCAAACCATGCATCATGTTCATCTCGCGGATTGGCCTCAATGCCCCTGAAACCAACGGAGAAAGAAGTCAAAAATCCGTTTTTATATTTGTTGAAAATCTTCATACTGGTGTCATCATTTTCATCGAACTGCGGTTTGAACAGCAGTCGTTTTTTGTTACGATCGACCCACGTTCGTATCGATCTTGCCACCGGCACCCCCCAATAATCATGCATCCAGGGAATCATTGGGTTCTTTTTGAAATTCTTCAGATCCCATCCATTCTGACGAATGATATCCTTATCCCTGTCCTCGTCCTCGGTAGATGCCACGGCGACAAAAGATTTATTAAGCTCATCGAGTTGATCGATTTTTGAAATCGTCACATCCATTGCCATAACCGGATTTCCATCACGTTTTACCGGACGACCATCTTTTGCTAAAACTTCATATGCCATCTTTTTTCTCCTTACCCAAAAATTAATTTTTTACAATCGTACAATCACAGGAAAAACTCAAAACCTCATTTGGAAATCGTTGCCGCTTATTGCCGATAACAAACCCATCTTTGGATTCAAACTTAACCAGTTTCCCCTTGTGACCACACTCGTTACTATTTATGCACCATTTGATCTCATCTCCACTTGCATTGAAGATCAGCCATTTGGCATAATTGATACACGCCTTGGATAAGGAATTTGTTATTTTTGACAAACGTGGATTATAATCAAACTGAAGGGAAATATACTCCGACCACTCCTGTTCTTTATATTTTGGATTTTTAAGAAGCGTGTTCTTATACTCGGCCACCACCTTATCCACCATTGGAAGAATCCAATCATTACCATCGCACTTGATTGCTTTTTCTCCAAAGTGATCGAGCATTTGAACAACTGTTTGCATCGTTATTTCTGAAAATATGTTTTTAAGTACGGTGTCGAAATTTTCAAAGGACGTTGCCGACAACTCATTTTTAATGTAATTGGATGTTGGCTCTCGGAGTCTGTCGTAGAGGTACTTGAAGTAATCATTGCTGAAAAGATCAATCGACCGACCCTCCGTAGGATTATCATCCCTATCATCTGATCCATCTGGATTTACGTGGCTGTCCGGTTCGTTATCCCTGTCTCTGTCCTCTGGATCTTGGGTCGTTTGATTTTGCATGGCAATCTGCGCATCCACCAGTTTCGACACATCCTGAAGTCGGACGTAATCCTTGGGAACATAAATTTCATCGCCACCGTCAATCGGAGGAAGTTTATGAGTTTCCTTCCGAAATTCATTTAACGTCATCGTCGGAATACCCACGTAAAGACGTGCTTCCTGGGTCTCGATCTGCCTGTCACGTGGAATCGGATTGCTGTGCTTAAATTCAATGTCATCATTAAAAGAAGCACAAATGCCCATCGTCAATTCTTCATCCCACATGGACAAACGTGGCTGAATGGCCTCACGGTTGAAAGCAATGTCGGTTTGCACATCGCTTGCGCGGTTGCCATCGGCAAAACCCAATTTGCTTTTAGGAACTCTGTAAGCCGCGCACACTTTTTCCCTTGTCCACTGCGCCAAATTCAAAAACTCGAAATCACGATTGGCGTAATTGAGCGGAACGGGTTTTAAACCCGAATCGAGAACGGCAACATCATGAAATGATCCTTGATACTTTTCTTTCCAACGGGCCTTTATTTCATCGGCCTTATCCTGATCAATAGCCTCATCGGTAGACAGGGCAAAATCAATTCGCGCCGAATTCTTGAAAAAATCTCTTTCGTAAATTTCAATATATTTATCGATATCGGTTGCATAGGCTTGCGCCTGGATCGGAGATGCCCCTGTCCAGGGATCGGTTGGATTGATGTAATTGATAACGATCAACTCGGATTCATCAAAGGTGATAAATCCGGTTCCACTTCTAAAAGTATATTTAACCTGTGGGTTAATTATGCTGTCGGTCACATCCACTTTAACAAAATCGTTCATGTTCAGCGGCCAGATTTCCCAAACATTGCCTAAAGCATTAACACCTTTCCATAAAACGGTCATGCCGCACAAATCAAGCTGCACCTGACACCAACTGCGAATAAACCTGAAACTCATCAACTCATTTGGTTTATAAAACGGTTTGGTAAAAATTTTGTAATTCTTATTGGTACGTGTTAATTCTTCTCCAGTACTTTTTCTATAAAAACTAAAAGGAAGGGTAGAAATTCTGTCAGTAATCAAATTGACACAGGAATAAACCCATGAACGATATTCCTGTAATTGAGCCTTGGGTTGCTTTTTAAGAGCAACAACATCACCTGTTGTTTGTCTTCTTATAATAGCATCCAATTCCGCATAAGTTTTTTTGGTGGGTGAAAACTTAAATTCAAACGGGCCAAATTTCATGTAAATTCCCCCTTACGTCATCATACTCTCAGGCGGTATGTTTTAACGTACTATTTAGTAAACATTTGGGCCATGAGATTTTCTGAAGATATCTTTTACACCTTCCCTTGCGAACCATAAGGCCATGACGATATCACTGGTTTCATAAAACGGATGATGTTTAAATTCCTGGTAGAGTTTATGCCAGGGATTTCTTTCATCCATCTCGCCCACTTTAGGTTCGTTGGGAAAGCAAAACATCCATTCCTGGTTTTCAAATTCTTTGTTGATACTTGGTAAACCAGAAAGCGGATCTGCTTTGTTCCTGCCGGTTAAAAATCCTTCAATTTTTATGCCAAAGCGTTTATACTTATCTTCTCCAAGAGAGGAAATAAGCATATCGACAATGGTTTCCTGTACGCCGTTGTTTTCAGCCTTCCATAAGTCGCAACCGTATTTTCGATAAAATTTCAGCATGTAATCAGTCAGATCAGCCGTTCCGCGCAGTGTAACAACTTCAACAGGTATTTTCATTCCGGTTTTCTTATGAACCGCAAGCAGACCCATCACCGTTCCTGGCCGTTTCATACCGGCAAAGTCAATGCCACCGATAAACAGCCAGTTGGATTCATCTTCAATGATGGAAAGAGGGCTAATGCCCATGTGACAGCATTTTTCAAAGGAGGGAAAAGATTTATCAGAATCAGTATAGGGAATTAAACGATAACCACGATCAAAGTCGCGTTGACCAAGATCTTTTACTTTTAAAATCAATTCTTTTTGATTAAAGAGCGACCATACGGGATACCTGACTTTATGGCCAAATGAATCTTCATATATCAGGTGATCCAATTTCTCCGACGCAGCAATCGACATCCAGGCCCAAATCGGGTTGTTCTGAATCACGGCGGCAAGATCATTTTCATGCCACTTGTTCATCATGACAAGTACTTCACTGTCGCCTGGAATCAAACGGGTAAGCCAGATATTTTTAAACGTGTCCTCGATCCTGACTCTGGTGGTCGGCTCAAGCACAGCCGTTTTAAGATCCTGGGGGTCATCGAGTATGATCAGATTGGCACGACCGCCGATAGCCGTTGACAAAACTCCGTATCCTTCGGCAGTTCCGTCTTTTAACATGGCAGTGCGTTTGACGATAAAGCGTTGTGATCCCCAAATCGGTGTCGGTTGAATATGGGGGGCAAGTCGATGAAAATCATCATCTTTTTGGATGTAATCGCGCAAGGCCCGAACTCTTTTTACTGCTTCGGTTTCCGACACATGCACGATCTTTATCAGGATGTTCGGATTTTGTGCAATCCGGTACAAAACGTATCCAGTGCAAAGCTGTTCGGTCTTGCCGTGACCGAATGCGCCCAAAACAAGAAAACGATTGAAACCTTTTTTCTTCGCGTACCGCAGGAACCTGTGCATGACGTTATGCACCGCTTCGTTTTTAACTAAGTTTCCTTTGGTGTCTTTTAAAACTTGCTGTACGAAATACTCTGATTTTTTGGGAAGAAGATCTTGGTAGGGAACGTCGATTTTATCCATCAACGTGGAAAGCGAACCCTTCAGGAAAGTACCGATATCACGATCAAGTACCGTTTGCACGATAACCTATTCCCCGTTTTCGACAGGCACGTATTCAAGGTTTTTGGTCTGTTGCATATTGACCACTTCGGTATCAATATCAACTTCACGCAATTTTTGAATAACCGCATGTCGAATGTGCGGCTCAAGCTCGTTGATGGCTTTGAAAATCACACCCATGAGAGTGTTGATTTTAAGTTCGTATTCGTGTTTGATTAAATCCTTTTTACCATATTTGTTCGGATATTTCCTCTCCAAATACCACGTTGAGGCTTGCCATAATCCGGCGTCGGCAGCATCCCGAATATTGTTGATGTGACTCAATTCGCATGTAACCTGACACCGCCCGACCATTTCCTCAAATTCAATATCTTTGCGCAAAACGGAAAGTTTATATGGTGAAATA